GCTACAGAAAATACGCCACCGTTGACAGCACCACTGATACCAATGCCGCAAACATCTTGACTGAAAGCTGACATTGAAGGGGCCATTGCACTTGGGACTGGCTGCCCTTTGTAGTTAATCGTTGTTTGATCCGCATGAGATACCCCTACGGCTAATAAACCACCAATAATTAAACCTAAGACTAAATATAAAAATTGTTTCATTTTAGATAGTATTAAATTGATCTGCGATTTTCCAATATATCAAATAACTTACTAATCATGTCTTTCAATTCTTTAACATCTTGCCGATAATCGTCTTTAGCTATGTACTCTTTAGGCAGTTCCTCACGCAACTTTGCCAAGTCAGCCTTAAGTTCTTGCGATGCTGTCCATAACATACGCAGCACCCAACCAAAGACTGAACCTACTGTCATTATGACAAGGTTTAATAAGCCCTGATCCATGACATTAGATACCTTGTCCTGGCAAGATAAAAACTGTTGTCGCTGCTGCTGCTAAACCGCTAAAAAATGTACCTGCACCAAAGCGCAATACTTCAACTGTGCCTGGCACTAATACTATTGCTGCTGATGGTACACCTGCGGCCGGTGCTACTGCGTTAGCTTCAGCAATTGCGGCTGTTGGGCCTGTACCTAAATACACTGTGTTTAAGCCATTATTGATTACACGATATTGACCAACATTCTGACCATCAAACTTAGCGTAAACAGGTGCTTGTAAGCCTGTTGATGCTACGGCTGCGGCTGGAACAAACAGTGTATCGCCTAGTGGCGTAAATGCTATTTGACTATTACTTGCCATAATACTTCTCCTAAAATTAAACCTAATACACCACCTAAAACAGTTGCTACCCAATCCCAGACATCAGCAGTATGGTTTGGGTGGTTATAATCATACACTTCTTTAGCAAGTGCTATCAATGCGACAACAAACAAAGCCCAGCAGCCAATAAAAATATAACTTACAAAGCCTAGTATAGAACCAGTCCAGAAGTGAGCTTGCTTATCTAACGCCACAGGAATACGTGGGCTGGACAACTTCATAAATAATGCGAATAGTTTTTTCATATTAAACAGGTACTACACCGTTAATTGGAGAAACCATAATAGTTTCTTGAGTGTACGAAGTAGGCCAACTTAAAACAACATATCCCGATTTTAATACACTAGGTGTTGTTGCAGTGCCGCCTAAGGTACTCATTTCGGCAGTGATTGCTGGAGCTGAATAAGTATCTGTTCCAGAAACTTGCAAAGTTGTAGAGGCTACGTTTGTATTAGCCGTTCCACCAGTCAAGCCATAATTTACATCAAAAACTCCGTATGAGGATTTTCTAAATAAGTTACTTCCAGCCGCATTTGGGTTTGCTGTAACAGAAAATTGGAAGGTTTGCGCCCCTACAAACGGTACGTTGATGTATCGGCTAGTGCTTACTACTACTGAATCAAACCAATTTTTAAGGTTATCAGCAAAAAATAGCGTTGTTCCAGTGTAAGAAAACAACTGCCGATTAGAGCCGATGATGTTGTACAACTCAACAGTAGCTAGAGCAGATGCCCCAGAGATAGTGATGTCGTATGTTCCACCAGTACCTGTGAAGCGCACACCGTTGAGCCTCATGCTTTGCGATCCTGTCCCAGCAAAAGTAATAGGGGTTGCGCCAGTTCCGTTGATTGCAACGTCATTGACAATCAGTTGTCCACCAGCAGCACTCATAGCAATAACACCTGCAGCACTACCATCTACATCAGTGTTTTTAATGCGTACTTGACTTGCTGTGTTTAATTTAAAAACAGTATCATACATATTTTTAAATGTACATCCATCAACATCAACTGCGGCTACTCCACCAGCATCAATACCAAATGCAGTGCTGCTTTGCGTGTAACTAGTTACAGTTTTTGTTCCATCAATTACACAGGCTTTAAACGAGGCGTAAGTGCTACCGCTAGTGTGTTTATAAATTGGGCCTTTACCGTTTCGGAATGAGCAACTGCTCACATAAACAGAATCATCAGCCGATGCAGCAGAGTAAATAAACGCTTCGTGAGTAACGTATTGGGAATTCATTAAAAATGTTGACCCTGTGATGTTAATATTTTTATTTTCATTTCCTGACAAATAAATTGATGCAACTTGTGGATATTCAAAAACACACCCATCAAACACAATGTCGTTTGCGTTACCAACCAAATACACTTGCTGATTTCCAACATAAAAAACGCAGTTTGTAAATGTTGCATTTTGACCTGACAACAAAACGCAGGTTGATCCATTGTCAAAGATGCAATTTGTTACGACTAAATCAGACCCTGAAAAACTAATTCCTGTAATTGGAAACGTAAAAAAGCATGAGTGAATAGATGCGCCTGATGCTGAACAGTCTATAGCTGTACTGCCCCCAATCATAAATATTTCAGATATTTCAGGTGGCAAACCTGTAGGGTCTGCTACCCCTGCGCTATTTTTACCCATTACAATACCGCCAGTATTTGTGTTTACGCCGCCAACATTGTTACTAAAATCAAGGTACGAAGCCCCCATACCCGCACCGCGCAAATGTTGACCTTTTCTTACATAGACCAAACCATTAATACGGTATTTACCAGCAGGAACATAAATTTCACGATAAAAAGCATCATTAAAACCTATAAAAGTTTCTGAAGCACTTGTAGCTAAATTAAAGGCTGCGGTGTCATCTGTTACACCATCACCAACAGCACCGAAGTCTTTTACACTTAGTACATCAGAAAGTTTTTTATTAATTGGTCTATTGATAGCTCCAGCAGGTGTAGAGCCACCATCTTTTAAATCAAATTTTGGTATTAATGTAGCCATTTTTATTCCTATCAATTAAGCCCAAGGAAGCGAAACATCCAACTTGGATGAACGTGCCATTTCGATTTGTGCGTCTAGTTGCGGTGAATGAAACGCAATCATTTTGTCAACGCCACCAAATATCTGCAATACCCACTCTTTTGCAAGTTGCTCAGTTAGAGCCGAGTATTCAATAAAGGTCTTGGCATCTGGTTCAGTCAACCCTAAACGACCACCACCTACAGATAAAAAACCATCATCCGAAGTAGCTGTAATTTCGTACACAACTTCTTGAACTACAATAGTAAGTTTATCGGTGTTGGTAGTTTGAAACCCAACTATTTTCCATTCGTACTTGTTTGCCATGTGATTTGCTCCTTACGGTGTAATTTGTGTGATTCGGCACTGCAAAGATGCAGAAGGGTTTGCATAAATTGTGTCAAGTTTCAAACGGATTTGCCACGGCCCACCACTACTAAAACTTGTCGCTTCGGTAGAGCCATCCCAAAATGTCGAAGCCATCGTCACATCTCCAATACCCGATTGCGATGTTCTATGAAGAAGGGTTTGTGAAATGTCCACAGAAGTACCAACACCTACACCAACTAGATAACTTGCAACTGCTCGTCTGCCTCCTGGGCCGCCTGGCGATAGGTTTACCTTTATGTCAATCAGATAAATCTGAGCCGTAGATGCTGTTTCAACAACAGCCACAATTCCAGTATCGACAATGGCAGTTGTGCCACTGAAAGAAGTCAACGCATACTGAGTTCCAAGCAATATAGGGGTTGTTATAGATCCAGTAGATGTAATTGTAGTGCCTGTAATGGCTAATGGTATTGTGCCGCCTATCGCAACATTATTCATCGTACTGGCAGTTGCTGGGTTAATAGTTACAGTACCAGTTCCAGTAGGACTGATAGCAACAGCAGCATTAGCAGGATTGATATTAGTTGCAACTTCAAGTGACAAATTGCTGCCACCACCAGAACCCCATTGCAGTTGAGCAGTTCCACCATTATTTTTAAGAGTACCACCAGCAGAACTTGTTGCTTGGATAACAGGTGTTGTAACACTGGTTGATGCGCTTACAGTAGTAGCGTTAATAGTATTACCGCCTTCTACCTTTTGCCATACTGAACCATTAAAGACAGCCCAGTCACCAACGCCCCATAATGTTTCACCATCTAAGTTAGTTGATCCAGCAACGCTAACAACATAGTAGTCACCTTTAGTGCCAACACCAGATGCTAGTGCAGGGCTATTAGTAGAGGCGTTCCATGTGCCTTTGTAATTTAACGCACCGATGGCGTTGGTAATTGATGATACGGTCTTTAACATGATTAATGCCCCTTTTAAAATCCAATAAACTGAACAACATCACCAGCATTTAAGCCAGTTAAGAATGTGACAGAGTTAGTTGATTCAGTGTAATTTAGCGTTACTATTTGCTTACTGCCATTTACAAAAACAAATAAACTATTTGTTCCTGTTGCATAAAAAAAACTTAAATTAAATACTGTTTGCCCAGCCGTTGCAGTAACAACATCGTTACCGCCAGATATACCAAATGAATTGCCACTTAATGATGTATAAACAGTGCTGCCATTTTTATCCATGACACGAATACTATAATTACCGCTAGTATAAAATCTTGATGGTGTCCCATTATAAACAACATAGCCATTCAATGTGCGGATAGGTTGTGCAGCAGGTATAGTTAGCGCAGAATCCCAATAGACATTAATAGGATTAGTCTGCGGATCAAGATAAGCTGCGCCAATCCAGATATAACCATTTTCTAATGGCTGACCATCGGCTTCCGAGAATATCGGATAGGGTGGATTAACAGATACTGACATTTATTTATTCTCCTGTATTGTCGCTACTGGCAATGCGTTTAGAGCATCATTAATCTGCGCTTTTGTGCGGCCTTCTTTTTTCATCTTAATAATTTGACGCACACCAGTTGCAATTGGTACAGGTAATCCTGTAAGCGCACCAGTAGCACCAGCCTCAGCGATGGCTGCCATCAATGTGCCAGCAGTTCCAGAGCTGTTTACTAATGTGCCTGGTGGCACAGTCGATACATAACGAACCGTATCATTTAAATCACGAACAATAGCTGCGTTTTGTTTACCAAGCATTACATCAAGCCTACCATTAGAATCTAATGCACGTATTGTTTGGTGAAGTTTTGCAGGTGATACTAATGGATTATCATTTGAATCCATGCCCATGCCTTTTGTGGCTTCATCACGAATATATCGCACAGTCGCACCTTGTAACTCTCTAAAGGCTTGTTTTCCATCAGCACCACTTGTTAATAGAACACGCTTTAAAAAAGTAATTTCCTCTGGTGATGAGTTTAAAATAGATTTAGCAAACACTTGGTCTGCTGCTACTTGTGGATCATCCATCCCTTTACGATTTTTTACTAGTCTAGCAACAATGGCACGATTCTCATATTTTCTAGCTTGCTGTGTTCTTAATCCTCTTGCTTTCTTATATAAATCACCAGCAAGTGGTTCTGTCTGCAAGTCTATCAATTTTTTAACAATGGTTTCATCTCTTATACCAGCGGCATCATCAAACTTAGCTATGCCACTAATCTCACGCCTGAAGTCCTCCATCTTGCCAACGGTTGCTGGTCGTGCAACTAAATTACCATCTGCATCCTCAGTAGCAATATCAAGTTTTTTCATAATAGCACGAACAGAATCTGTGACAGCAGCAGATGGAACTGCTTTAGGTTTGCTATTTAAATAATCAATTACTGATAACTGAGTGGGTGTTCCATCAATCTCAAAATCAACACGTATGCCTGGATCAACTTCCACACTAGCCTCTGGTGATTTTCTAGCTTGCTGATAAGCCACTCTAGTTTTAGCTTTAGCACTTGATAAGCCTTCAGATAGTGCTTTAACAACTGAACTACCAGTCGCAGACATATCCATAAGCTGTGCATCAGTCATCTCAGCTATTGCATCAAAGTTTTGCAACGCTTGTAGATTGTTTTCCTCGGCACGTGATCGTAATGGCTCACCTAGTGGGCCTTTCATTTGCTCTTTTTCAAAAGCTAATTGACCAGCTTCTCTTGTTGCTGCGCCTCTAGTTAGTGTTACAGGAACAGGCAATGCCTCTGCTGTAGCAACACGCCTTTGCGCCTCTGGTGTGGCTGCAGCACCTACTGATACTCTTGGAGCTGTAGGTGTTGTTGGTTCAATGCCAAGTGTTTCACGCACTGCCGTAGCTGCTGTTTTAATAGGTTGAGCCATAGCTTGCACTGGTTTAGCAATCGCTTGACCAGTTGCCCTACCTGCTTGCTGCACTGCGGCTGCACCACGCTGTGCTGTGGCTTGTGTGATAGGTGCTGCTGACCTTAATGCTTGTGTTACTGCTCTAGGTGCGGCAATCATTGGTAAAACTGGTGGTAATGTTTCAGCTAAGAACTCCCCAGTTTCCTGCACCATCTCTTGTCCAGCTTGAGTGCGAGGTGCGTATGTTAATGATCTACCACCTGCTGCGGCAGCTTCCTCTACTGCTCTAACTGCTTGTGGTGTGCCATATTCACCAGATAAGATTTGTTTAGTTAGTTCATTACCAGTGCCAACTATAGTGCCAAACGTGCCACCAGTTGCTCCTGTAAGCAATGTAAGCGCAGTTTCACCAGCACCAACGAGTTGCTCACCAAGTGTTGGCTCTTGTGGCAATGGTGCAGCCTGTTGTTGAAATGTGGTGGTTGTTTCCTCTTGCTTTGCAAGCTGATAAGCCTGTGCCACCGTATCAAATTCAGGCGTTCCACGTTTAGCAGAATTTTTTACAATCCATGCTGCGTAATCATCAGCCATTGCCATTATCTGCCCTCTAAGATTCTGTCTGCTGCTGATCTAACGTCATTAACAGCACGACCAATAGTATTTACTGGTGGAGTTGGTGCAAACTCATTAGGAATTTGTTGCCCTGCTGGAGTTGCTCTTTGTGCAGGTGCTTTATAGCGTTCATTAACATCAGTAACTACTCTTTGAGTAAAGTCATTAAATGATTCATTAGGTTTTGTTGCATAATCACCAGCAATAAACGTATCTCTTGCACGTGTTAAAACACCATTGTTGTTTGCAAGCCAGTCTGTTTTAGCATTGGCTATAGATGCGTCAATGTCCTGCAATTTAGCCATACCACGGAGAAAGTTAGATAAATCGGTGGCAGATGCTGTTTCGCTTGGAAAGCCTTTTAATGCTAATGCAATGTCACGATCAGTCGCTGGGCCTGGTGGCAGAGCTTTAATCGCTGCCGTATTACGCAACCTAGTGTACTCTTGTTTAAGTTGTGTCATACCACCTTGAAAACCACCAAGTTTTTTCAAGTAATCAGATGCACTTGATGCAACACCATAGTTACCACCTTGGGCTGTTATGCGTTGAGCTAAATCATTAAACTGATTTGCTGATTGTTTAGATGCTGCTGCATTAACGGCAGATGTATTAATTGCTGTGCGTACATCAGCAGGTAGGTTTCTTTCTGCTACTTTTATGTTTGCAAGTTTTTCGCTTACAGTTGCTGCAGTCGTTTGTTTGTCTAAAGCAAGTTTGGCAGCTCTATCATTAATCTGACTTTTAAGATTGTTTACATTCCATTTTTTTGCTTCAAGTTCAGCCAATTCTTGTTGTATAGCAAATTTTCCCTTAGCATCAGCAGCCTTAGCATCAGCCTGTGCTTTCAGTAAATCAGCAGCAGCTTTATCTTTTGCTGTCACAGCCTGAGCTTGAGCTGTAGTTGCTTTTGCTTGAGACTCCTGTGCATCAGCTATTGCTTTAGTTAAAGTGCTAGGAGCTGTTTTGCTTGCTGATAGTGCATCAACTGTTTTCTTAAAGCGGTCTGGGTCAATCATTGTCAATGCAGCATTAACTCCAGCTTGTGCAGAAGTTGTATCACCACGATCTATAGCATCTAAAATCTGCTGATAAACAAGTGGTGATTCGCCAGAGTTCTTTTTAGCTTCAATGATTACTTCAAGTTTGCTTTTAGCTACATCAGGATTAGCACTTTCTAGGGCAGTTGATATTTCAAAGCCTTGGTTAAAGTCATTCTTAACCTTTTCCTCACCATAAGCCTTACGTGCAGCTTCAGTTGATTGATACTGCTTAGGGTATTTAAGCGTAAATTGAGCAAATTTTTCTTGAGTAGGATTGTTTATCGTTTCCTCTAAGTCAGTTCTATATGCTGCTGCCTGTTCCTCTAAAGCAACTCGTTCTTGACGTTTAGCAAATGCAGCACCTAAGTCCTCGATGCCCTGACTAATGTTTACCTGCGGCACCATGCCAGCATAATCAATCGGTTTTTGTAGTGGATTAATAGCCATATCGTTACCTTAAAAGAAACCTGCTGCTGATTTGCCAATACTTAATAGATCACCAAAGGCTTGTCTATTTACATTGCCTCTGGCTATTTGACCGCCAGCCGTAGCTGCACCTTGGTTTGCAAGTAGGTTAGCAATTGAATCTGCTGAAGCCATGCCTTGTTCGGCTTGACCTGCTGCCGATGCTTGACCTAGTTTAGTAAAGCCACCAAGTCTGCCGTATTGTTGTTCAATAAGTGAGTTAAGTATTTGCGGTCTAAATTCACTTAAGGCTGCTTGCACATTACCGCCACGCAAGCCACCAGTAGCAGCAGCATTTTGTAAGATAGCACTTTCACCTTGTCGCGTTAATGCTTGAAAAATAGGGGATTGTTCTTGTTGAGCTATTGCTGCAGCTTGTGCCTCTGGGCCAGCTAACCCAATCAATGCCTTTTGAGCCGCCATTGATTCAGTACCAGCAGTCACATACGGTGACATTAGCTCGACTAGCTTATCAAACTGTCTGCGTTGCTCATCAATGCCAGCCTGTGCAGCCGCAGCTTGCGTAGCAGCACCAGCTTGTGCAGCCTTACCAGCCGCCTTAGCACCTGTAATACCGCCAACTACATCACCAACTAAATCGCCAACAAAACTCATGCTGTTCTCCATTCCTGCCGAGTCATACCCAGCACATAAACGTCTTTAACTATGCCACCTTGTACACACGCACAACGTCTGCAACCTTCGTTTTTAAAGCCTAGTTTCAAAGCAAAATTCTTTGCCGCCTCTAAGCCTTCAATAATATAAACAGTTACACGCAAGATAGGATGGGCAAAAGCCCAAGCCAAACACTTCGCAGCTAATTTGCGTGATTCTTTAATTGATGATTTTTTAAGCAATGAGTGTAACTCTAACTCAACTGCACTTTGTTTAATAACCATAAATGCGCCAGCAAATGTGCTGCCTATCCAAGCGGACAAGTAAGTAACATTAGGGTGGATGATGGGTGCAGCAGGGCGGTGATCGTGACCAATCTTATTAATATAAGGGTCAGCGTACACTTCCAGTAAATGCTCGTCTGTAATTGATTCTGTAACAGATACTAGCATCATGTCTCCTAATAGGGCATTGGGAGCTGCTGGTTGCTCAATAAACTCAGCGCACTTATTTTCTCACACTGACGCATTTTGTCAATCATCCTCTCTATCCTCCCAAGCCTGGCACACTCGCATATCATTGCAGATAAAGTTTAACTTCTCACAGTGACCTCTAAAGCCATAGCCCTCGTCATATCCAGCCATCGGTATGCGTTCAATCTTAACCTGTGTCATTAAGCTATTGTCATAATACTCACAGTTAGAGCAGTGCTTACGTCTAGCGTCTTTTTCATCGCATTGCATAGCTTCAGCTAATCCAGCATAAAACTCTTTGTTTTCTTTTGGGTCGTTGCTTGGCATTTCAGGGCCATAGTTCCAATCCTGCACCGCAATAGCAAAGTTCTTTTTATTCTCTGCTGGAGTTACAAATTCCTCCTCAGACGGTAAACCCATAAACCCTTTTGGCATTACTAGAAAATCTTTCATGTTAGCTCCTAAGTTATCTCTCTGCCTGATGCTCTAATCGTTAAAGCAGCAGCAGTGCCAGTTGTTGAAATAAATCCACCAGCAGCCAATACTTGACCTACTAGCTCTGGGAATGTGTAAGTTTCATCAGGTGCTATAGCTCTAGTATCCACGATTAAGTTAGTAGCCCCAGCCGCACCACCAGATGACACTAGATTAACGCTAATCACTGCGTTTGATGCTGTGGTATTAGTCGCTGTAAACTTATCAATGATAGCTGTGCAGTTAGTCGCAGTATATTGCGTTGTCTGTGCCGCTTCCATTTGTTTTGAGCCAATGAGTGGTTTTGCTATTACTGCCATTTTATATCTCCTTAAACCGCTTCTGCGCCACTAGCGGTAATGGTTAAACCAACCGCAGCCGCTTGTATTTGAATTGTATCACCAGCGTTCATTACTTGTATTCCATCATATTGCAAAGCATTGTTGTTAGGTACAGGCACATCATATAAAAATGCGTTAGCCGTTCCTGCTGCACCTGCTGATGGCACTAAAAAAACTCGCACGTTAATAGAAGCAGCAGTAGTGTTAGCAATGCTTAGTTCTTTAAGCAATGTACGTGTGGTTGCTGGTACAGTATAAAGCGTAGTAACGCCTACTGTGATGGCAGTCTGTCCTAGCTTGGTTGGGGTTATTACATCGAAAGCCATGTTAGCACCTGATTTGATCGCACTCTAGCGGTTTGGTTTGCATACGGTAATATCCCATTAACATCATGGGATAATTCTACATTATTATGTATTGGTGCTAGTGCCAGCATTTCTACTATATTTGAAATGCGTGCAAAAGCATCTAAAGCCTGAACACCTTTGTTATCGCCATTAACGGCTGTGTCTTGAGCAAGTCTAATGATTTGAGCCAATGCGTCATTAGCAGTTGCGTTTGCAATACCAGCCTCAATACTAATTCCTGTTGTGTCTGCGCTTGGTGCTACTTGGTCAGCAACGGCAAACAATCTCTCAAATTGTTTTATCTGCTCGAAGTCTTGTAAGAAACTAGCAAGCTGGTCACGTGTTAAACTTAGTTTTTGTGTAGCCATATCAATACGCCAATGGCTCTAATTGCGCTTCAAGTCTTACGAATGATAGGTGAGCATCACTGTCACCATTAAAGCGTTGTATACGCCAGTTTCTCATGTGTCCTTGCTGAAACCATGTTATGCGTTTCTTTCTGTCACCAGTCGTACCTACTCGTATAGCTTTTGGCTGACTCCAAGTAATACCATCAACTGAATAGCTAGTCGTTATCATTGGGTTTTTGCCTAATGCAACGCTACCGGTCAACGTAACTAATTCTAATTGATTGAATAATGCACCACGACCTTCGTTATAAACAATCAGTGTGCCAAACTCCCATCTAACAGTTTCACCCCAATGAGTGCCAATAGTGTCCACTAGATAACCGATATTGCTAGACTGTGGATCACCCACTAGCCACTTGTCATAAGCCCATACTAAGTTTCTTGCTCGGTACTGACTGAATCCAACAATGCTAGTGGTTAAAGTAAACCATACGTTCTGACCTAATGCCTTTGTAGCGTTTGCATCAAATACAATCGTGCGGTCTGGCAGATGAATATATAAATGTTGATGCGATCTATCATTACGGGCTTCTAGTTTTACCAATGCTAATTGCGCTTCAGTATAACCTAATAGAATCTCGTCAATCTCTTGTGTGCTAATCTTAGTTACTTGTGCATTTGCGCCTACATAAATGCTTGGTGCTTCATTACGCCCACTACCTAAAAATGCTATATTCTCAATAAATACGCAACTAGCAAACGTACCTACTACGCCCTTTTGTATTTGTGCGCCATCAATACGTTGAAACGGAAAGAACTGACCGGCTACGTTATCAAACACCTCAATGGTGTTACGGTTCAACGCATAGACCTCATTGCGTAGTTTAAGCAAAGCAACAACTGGGTCTGGGTCAACTTCAGACGAACCATACTTTAATGGATTAACTTGTGTCGGATCTGTAAGCTCAGTTACGATTAGGCTAGTACCGTCAGTGGTCATAAAATAACCATCTACCCATACAACGTCTAATACAATACCTAAGTCTGGGTCAGTTACTTGCGTTAATGTTGATGTTAATGGATTCCAATAGTACAAACGTGTGCCAGATACGATAGCTAGTAAGTCAAAGCTATAATCAAGTGTTACTAATGTATCAACTGGGCCACCAACATCACCTAGAACCGCTACTGTGCCATCACTAGCCACTGTTACTAGCTTAGTACCCATCACACGATAGCAGATACCATTCCAATTGATACCGCCTCTATCAACACCAGAACCAGTGCCATTAGCAACAATGCCATCGCCTTGACGTAAGAATCCACCGCTAATGCCAGACTCGATTGGGACTGGTACTAAATTGATTGGATAACTGGTGCGTAGCTCTGGTGTGTTATCAACAAAGATGCCATTTAGGATAGGGATTTGCATTATTTTTTAGCTTTATTACGTGTGGTGATTGCTTTGGCTTTAGCCTTTGCATCGGCTTTAGATGACGCACCCCAAGCCTTTAGCGAAAGAAGTAATCTAGTAGGTTCGCCATCTTTATACTCAGGGCCAGCATTACCGCCCATACGCGCTAGAAAAGATGCTCTGCGAGGATTGTCACCAGACTTAACAGGTGGCTTTAGATTGCCACCAGTTTCTTTGTTATACGATGCCCTGCCCTTAGCGTTCAATCCACCTTTAGCATTTTGCCCAGCTTTAGTTTGCCATGCAGGTGATTTCATTTTTTTCTAGCCTTTAGTGGGACTTTAGATAACTTGTTTTTATTAGGCTGTTTAGCTGGATTGCTTGGTTTTCCGTTTGGCAAAAACCGCATAATGTTCTCCTAAGCTAACACTGCGCCTCTAAGTGATATTGCCCACCAGTCAGTGCCAATGAATTGTAATTGACAGCTATCACCCACGGCATTGAATGTAATGGTTGTTCCAGCACCTAAGTTAGTTGGCGTTAAAACACCAGTATCACCACCAGCCGCTTCAGCAACATAGACGATGTTCTTAATTTGACCTTGTGCACCATTAGCAAGTGTTAAAGCATTACCAGCAGCCGTTGATGTAAAGGCAGTCGAGTATGTTGTTAGATTAACCGCACCAGCACCACTTAATGCTTGAACTGAACCGTTGATGTTATCAAACGTTGGGCCAGTAGCGAATACATTAAGACCAGTACCAGTTTCATCGGTAAGTGCAGCAGCTAAATTAGCAGATGATGGAGTCGCTAAGAATGTTGCCACATTAGCAGCAAGACCAGATACGCCAGTCGCAATAGGTAATCCAGTGCAACTTGTTAATACACCGCTTGTTGGTGTGCCTAAGATAGGTGTTACAAGGGTTGGGCTTGTGTTAAATACCAATAAGCCTGTGCCTGTTTCATCAGTCATTGCAGTACGTAAGTTTGCACTAGATGGTGTTGCTAAAAATGCTTGTATGCCAGCAGCGTACGTTGTTTCAGCATTGATTTGATACCATGAGTTGGTTGGCTGATAGAATCTAATTGCTGTCGCTGTTCCTGCTCCTAAGAATGACACACCACCAAAAATAGCAGTCGCACCATTTAACGCAATCGTCAATGATGTTATCTCTTGTGTGGTTGTTATAAGCACAGTAGTACCATCAGGCACACCAGTGTTTAGCGGTAATGTAATAGTTCCAGCAGCAAGCGTTCCAGCAGGTTGTAGTAGCATCCACTGGTCATCGCTTACAGGTGTCGGCACTGTAATGTTAAAACCATTGCCAGGCACATACAAATTGGTTGATAGTGTTGGTGATGCAAATGTCTGCTGAAAGTATGTCAGCAAGCTACCGATAGAAGTTCTACGTGCATCGCCATTGTTTGGTGAGTAAACAGGTAACTGGTCACCACTTGAGATTGTATTTAAAACTGGTAATTGATTAATGGTTGGCATGATAATCCTTAAAATTCAATTGGGCCATCTGGGCCAGCATCAACTGGATTGTATGGCGGTCTAATAAATGGATCGTCATATACTCTCCACGGCTTGTTACCTGAACCTGCTGGCATTGTTGCTGGTAGTTGTTGTTCAAGTGGGAATGTTGCACGTTGCAATAAGATGTCATAACCTTGTTTGGCAGTGGTCTTGGTTTCAATCATCACTGTTTTGCCATAACTTGGTGCTAGACGTATAGCTAGACTACAGATAATAGCTTCATAAGCTGAATCAGGTACGTTAGTTTCCTCATCGAGGTCACTATCTTGTGGGCTGGATGGTATTGGATAGGCAAGCCTTATCCCTTTAGCGTTCCAGTCAGCCATCATTGCATCAAGTCTGCGTAAGGCAGATTCAAGTTGCTCTGGCTGCATATCAAAGACATAAGATGCTAGACCGATTTCCTCTAGCGCAGCACTTATAAAT